CCGGAGTTCTGCTGGCCAGCAATACAACATGAGGTAAATGCTGTGCTCCCACTGAAGTGCATCAACGCTAACATGCTGGTCGAACCGACTTGCGTCGAGCCCAACCGCGACCGGTTCGGTATATTTCAACCACTCCCGGTGGAACTCACGCCCTACGTCTAGCGCATTGAGCCCCTTGGTTATCACATGCCTTTGTTGCCACACTTCAGCGACCAGTTTTGGTATGACTTTTTCGAGAGGCTTGATGTAACGTCCAAGACGGAAGTTGAACCGTGGGTCACGAGGCTGTATCAGCCTCGGGTCCTGGGATGGATCCCCAAACTCGTTTGTCTTCACGAGTTTTTCCGTCTTAATGAACACCCTAACCCGGGCATCCCTACGGGTAACCGGCTTCCACCGCAAAGAATGGTACGCGTTCTCATAGATACGGTACCTGCGGTCCCCACGGTACGACTCAAGTAGCTGCTTGTTCGTCCATGGCGAGCACCTCTGCATGATGGTGGATAACTGCCGGCGTGCTGCTCCCATAAGAATGTGCCAGGCGAGTGGGTTGGGGACAGGCGTTGAAACAAACCCGCAATCACGGGATTTGACCCTATAGAACCGGGTCATCAGCCCCCTAACCAAATTCACCAGGGTAGTAGCGTGCGCGTACACCATTTTACTCAACGCTATGCTACTAACCTGAACAATTACACCTGCCTTTCTCTTCCTCCCCCCACTGCGTGTCCTCACACGCGCGTCAATGGGACCTGGGTACGGGTCCGCATCAACGCAGGACAAATAGTGGAGGCACCCCTAGTACGCCCGGGTGGGCGTCGCCAGGTAGTGTGCCAGGGGCGGAAGGAGGTTGGCGACTGTGTGTCGCCACCCTACTAATTTAGCAGTCTGATGGACAGCCGACATGCCATATTCAGCAAGTTCACGCTCATCCGGGAGGTACTCCTCTACATACACCCGGGCAAGTGGAAGGGCAGCGGTAATCTGCTCCTTCCTCCAGGTGACTGTGTCTCCCTTGCGTGATCTACAGCGTTCGGCCCAAGCGAACATTTGCTCCGCGGCAACTATCCTCTCGGCATCTGTAGTCGGTATTCCGTAGCGTTGTTTGCGCCACAGCGCCATCTGGCTGGCGATTGCACGCGGGCGTCCCCACGTGACTGACGACCCAACATAATCAGCATGCTTAGCAGGTGATGCAGAGTGCACCACCGGCAGCTGGCAGTCGATTGGCGGCCTCAACGAGGTATAACCCCGTTTGCACAAGTGCATCATGCAAACCACCGTAACGACACTCAGTGTTGGAACAAACCACAACAACAAGACCAATTGCGCCAAGGAGAGACCATATGAAGAAAATGGTGCAGCAGAATATGCCACC